GATATGCCCTCTGATCTTTTTAACGTGTTCGTAGGCAACCGAACCAAATTAACAAGGAAACAATAAACATGAACCAACTAACAGAGAAAAAAGCTGCACCCCTTCCTTCAAATATATTTGAAGAAGATGCAGGAAAAGGTTTGGGTGATTTAGGTCAACAAGACTTAGCCCTTCCTTTTTTAAAAATCCTTGGACAACTTTCACCGGAAGTTAATAAACGTGATGGTAAGTATGTCGAAGGTGCAGAGCCAGGAATGATTTATAATTCTGTCTCTGGAGATTTGTATGACGGTGTTAAAGGCATAGATGTAGTTCCATGCTTTTATAAACTAGAGTACATTGAATGGAAAGATAGAGGATCAGATGGATCTGGTGCGCCAGTAAACATCTATGACTCATCTTCAGATATCATCTCTAAGACATCGCCCGATGCAAACTACAAAGATAGATTACCGAATGGTAATTATGTTGAGAGAACTGCATCGCACTTTGTCATTGTCTTGGGAGAAAGCTCATCAACAGCTTTGATTTCTATGAAATCTACTCAATTAAAAATTAGTAGAAAATGGAACTCAATGATGGATGGAATAAGCATCTTTCAGCCACATTTACAGACTAAAAACCACTCAATTGTCGAACGATAAAGGCACATGGTTTGGTTGGGAAGTTAGTAAAAATTCCCCAGTAACTGATAACACTTTGTATAATCAAGCCAGAACATTTAGTGAAAACATAGCCAAAGGCTCTGTAAAAGCTAAACATGGCGAAGAGAAACCAAAGGAAAGCATTATCTAATTCCCTTAGGGGAATGGTAGCACCACGTGGGCCCGGAGGGAGACTGAAAGGCCCGCGTACTCAGTTATGGATAAAAGATATATAAAATTTTTTGATGGTTATCGTGATGCTTATGGGCTAGCTGACTTCGAACACGAAGAAGCAATAATAGACCCAGAAAGCGGAAAGAAGAAACCAGTATACAGATGGAATTATGAACCCCTTACAGAAAAGATTTATCAAGCTCATTTAGAAGGTAAAATTTCAATCGGCATACAACCCTGTAATGAAAATAAAAAAGCAAGACTTGGCATTATAGATGTTGATCCGAAAGACTATGATGATTTTAATAAAAAATTTTTTATAGATATAATACAGGATTATGAGCTACCTTTAATACCTATTGAGTCGAAAAGTGGAGGATTACATCTCTGCTTATTCATGGCTAATTTTATAAGTGCAAAAGATATTGTATCTTTCTTAACTAACCTACTTTCTCTCTTTAAACTCAAACCTAAAAACGAAATATTTCCTAAGCAAACAGAACTCACAAAAGATGGAGAAACTGGAAAATTAAAACCAGGACAATTTATTAACCTCCCTTACTATGGAGATAAGAGACGTGCTTTAAACGTAGATGGAACCCCTTTTAAAATAGATGAATTTTTAGCAGTTGTAGAAGCCAATCTCGTTCAAGAAGATCAATTAAAAATTATTACCGAGAGTCTAGATAAAAAAATATACGAAGGAGTTAACAAAGATTTTATTGATGGTCCACCATGTCTAGCGGACATTTCTAAAAGATGCAAGCAAGAAGGTTTTGATGGTAGAGATAGATTTTTATACAACTATCACGTATTAGTTAAGATGAAGTATCCCGATGATTGGGAAACGAAAGTAAAAAATGCTCCAGTTAATTTTTTTGAAGAGAAACATGCGAATGCATGGACCGATCAAAAACTAAAATCTAAAGTAAATTCTTGGGCAAAATCTGAAAAAGGTTATACCTGTAATGACGACCCTCTATGGAGTGCGTGTAAAAAGGGAATTTGCGTTATGAAAAAATTTGGAGTTCTTGCAGGATCAAAAGGATCTTATCCCATTTTAACTAACTTAAGAAAAATAGAAATATTTGAAGAACCTGAATATGAATTTGATGTAATTAAACCAGATGGCATTAGTAAAACGACAGTACATTGTAAATCAGTAGAACATTTAAATGATAAGGTAGCAAGACGAAACTCAATCTCAAAAGCTGCAGGGTTTTTTCCACCACATATAAGTAGAGAAAAAGAACAAATAATTATGGATGCTTTATATGCGACTGAACAGTCCGTTCAACCTCCTATCGGAACCTCCCCTAAAGAAAAACTACATGATGTTTTACATACAAAAATTAATGGACCTAGAGCTACGAATGATGCGGCCTTTAAAAGTGGATCTGTTCTAATAGAAGAAGAGTATGCATTTTTTAAATTTGGGAAATTTTATGACAGATTAAAAGCTAAAGACTGGAAATATAAAGAAGAAAAAACAGGACGTATTATGGAACATACTTATCGAGACTGCGAGATAGAATTTTTAGAACAAAAAAGATTTCCTACAAAAGAAAAGGGTAAACCTAATTCATCAACCAAAAACGTGGTCAAAATACATATAAAATCTTTTGAAGAAGTTCCAATCTACCATGAAAAAACAAAACACAAGACGGAGATAATGTAATGGACGATGATATAGAAAATGAATTAGAAGAAATTATGATATCAATGGATGAGGTGATGCCTGAGAGCAATGGATCTTGTCCGTTTCCTAAAAGAGAAGATAGAGAACGCAACGAACTTTTAAAATGTATAAAAGGCAAAACTTTATCAGAAGCAAAGGAACTTGTTTTTGTTATAAAGCATGAAATGCCTCTCAACGCCCATAGGAGATTACACTAATGGACTCATTACCTATAGGTAAAATGAATATTGAAGTGTACAACGTAGAGGAAAGCCCTCTACATCAAATAGTAAAAAAATTAATATACAAAAAAATTCTGGATCTGGAACCTTATAACTTTAATTATGTCTCTAGTGATTTAGCCAAAAGTATCTACGGTGAATATGCTAGCCGATATAATTTTAGTGAGATGTACGACAAATATGGTCAGTCGATTCCCGAGAAGTACGATTTTGATACAAGAGATAAAAAACAAAAAGAAATTAGAGAGACCATGACTTGGAATGATCCTAAGATCAAAATACTTTTAGATAGTATTGCTGAAACCGGTAGACAGGATGATTCGGAATATGACCCAAATCCTTTTGATGGTCGCTGCCGACGTGCCACAACTTATGTACCCATACGATCATATGTGGGTAAGGTCTTTATGGAACACCCTTTCTTTCTGGATGGTCTAAGAATTATTCCAGATATTACCTTGATGGACGAGAAGAGGAAACCGGAAACAGTTATTGAAATATTGTATACGAGCATGCCTAAAGCAGAAAAATTAATTAAGCTAATAGAGTCAAATCTGAATGTGGTCTTTGTATTTGCTGACCAAGCTATTGAAGAGCTGTCAACGGACATGACATGTCGACGAGACTACTTTAAGTTTCCAATTAGAGAAGCATGGCTAGCTGATACCCCTAAAAAAGAAAAAATTAGTAGAGCGGTTAATATTCTTTTACAGAAAAAAATGTATAAAGATAAGGAGTATATTACACACAAAGAGGTCATTACAAACACAGAATGGAATCCTCACAATAGATGGAAAAAGAATCGAATGAACATAGGTTTAAGGATAATTACTAGGCATCCTTTGGGAAGAGAACTGATTGAAGATAAACACAACCTAAGTCATTCAATGTTCGTTGATTATGTTACTGAGATACTTACAAAAATATACAAAAGAAGAAAAAACTTCAGCATGATGATCAGTAGAAAAATATACGGGCCTCCGGGAACAGGGAAAACGACTACACTTATTAACTATGCAAAAACTTTTTATAAACTAGGAACCCCTCTAGATAAAATAGGATACTTTGCTTTTACTAAAAAAGCAGCCAATGAGGCCATAAATAGAATGTTGGATGCATACAAGCACCTGCAACGTAAGGATTTAAAACATTTTAGAACACTTCATTCTTTAGCTTTTTGGCGATTGGGTATGAAAAAAAGTGAAGTGATGCAGGATGAACACTACGAAGATATAGGAAGAGATCTAGGCATAGAGGTTACAGTTTATTCTGATGGACAAGAAACTACAGGGTTCATAGATTCGAATAGTGAATATTTTAATCTAATGAACGCAGCAAGAATTAAGGGGGCCTCACTAGAAGAAGAATACAACACTGGTATGTATTCTCCTACGTTAGATAAACGACTTCTACAGATTTTAAAAGACGAAGTCGAAAATTATAAAGACTCCTTTAAACTAAAAGATTTTACCGACATGATTGAAAAATTTAATGTGGCCGAATTATGTCCGAAATATGACATCGTATTTATTGACGAGGCTCAAGATTTATCGCCCGTGCAGTGGGAAATGGTAGATATTATAAGGGAAAATTCCCAATATGTTATACTGGCCGGTGATGACGATCAAGCTATTTATGGATGGGCAGGTGCCAATGTTAAAAAATTTCAAGATGAACCTTCTAAAAAAGACATCGTTCTGCCACAATCTCACAGAGTACCTAAACAGGTTCAAGACATAGCAAATAAAATTTTAAATAGAATTCCTGATGAAAGAAGAATTAAAAAAAATTGGAAGGCTAGAGAAGAAGAAGGATTTGTGGATTACATAACTTCAGTTGAAGATGCTCCTCTATACAAAGGAGATTGGTTGGTTCTTGCACGGACAAACGACAGACTTTATAAAATTAAACCAATACTAATAGATATGGGAATTTATTTTCAATTTAAAGGTCGTAAAAGTTATAAAACAACCTTGTTTAAAAGTATTGTAAATTACACAAGGTGGGCTGATAAGCAAGATAAGTTGTCTTTAATAGAAATAAAAGATATATTTGATTACGTGCCTTATGATCGTTTCGAGGGAAAGGAAGAAAGACTCTATGACTTAAAAGAATTTGGATTTAGTAAGACCAATAAGTGGTATGATGTATTTACTGTGGACCCAGAAGAATGTTTATATATTCGAGAAATGTTACGCCACGGCGAAGAACTATCTAAAGATGCAAGAGTACAATTGTCCACAATCCATTCTGCAAAGGGGGGCGAGGCAACAAATGTTTTACTAATTTTAGACAATACTAAAACAATTAGAGAAGCCGTAGAGAAAAATTTTGAAAAAGAAGATGAAGAAAACCGAGTCTGGTATGTAGGAGTCACAAGGACATCACAAAATTTATATATCATGGGCGCAAAAAAGGAGGCCAAAGGATATGACATCGAAAGTTTGGGATAAACAAATCGGAGGATCACACTACCAGAAATATAAAATTCAACCCAGCAAATTTGTAATTGAAAATGAGTTGCTTTATCCGGAAGGATGCGTTATAAAATATATATGCCGTCACCGGCTGAAAGGAAAGAGACAAGATTTGGAAAAAGCTATTCACTTTATAGAAATGATTATTGAAAGAGATTATGGAGACCACACACACGAAAGTCAGGTCTTTAAATCCAAGGTGGAGAAACAGTGAAGGAACCTTCCCGTATTCCTAGCTATATGTTGTTGATAACTCTGCTATGCCTGTATTGTTATTTGATGCTGGGAAATCTATGAAAAAGAAAACTTTATTAAATTTACCAAAGCTAAAACAAGATATTATTAAATCAATCTTCCGGACTGATAACAAACGTTATGGGGGAATCGTAGAAAAAATCATTGAACGAAAACAAGGTGAGAAAAAAAAGAATGAAGATACCAAAGTTTGAAGCACAAACAGAATGGGTAAAGCCTAGAGAATTTCCAGATCTACGACAAGTAGATGAGATTGCAATTGATTTAGAAACCAGGGATCCAGATCTAATTAAAAAAGGATCAGGTGCCATTATTGGTAATGGAGAAGTAATTGGTATCGCTGTTGCTACCAAACATTACAAAGGATACTTTCCGATTGCCCACGAAGGTGGTGGCAATATGGATAAAGTTAAAGTTCTATACTGGCTCAAAGATATTTTAGAATCTTCTTCCACAAAAATTTTTCACAACGCTATGTATGATGTCTGCTGGTTAAAAAAGATGGGGTTTAAAATCAATGGTGACATTGTATGCACCATGATCGCAGCAGCTGTGACAGATGAAAACAGATTTCGTTATGATCTTAACAGTCTATCCTGGCGTTATTTAGGGTATGGTAAAAATGAAAGAGCATTAGCAGAAGCCGCAGAAGAGTGGGGAATCAATCCTAAAGCTGAAATGTATAAGCTACCGGCTATGCATGTTGGATCTTATGCAGAAAGAGATGCAGAAGTAACCTTTGGTTTATGGCAAGAAATGAAAAAAGAAATTATTAACCAGGACCTGGAGGACATATTTGATTTAGAAACAGAACTCTTCCCATGTCTTGTTGATATGAGATTCAAGGGAGTACGAGTAGATGTCGAAAGAGCTCAAGTAATGAAAACAGAGTTTAAGAAAGCAGAACAAGATTTATTACATAAGATAAAAGGTGAAACCAATATAGATACACAAATCTGGGCAGCACGATCAGTGGCTAATGTATTTGATATGCTGAAGATAGAATACCCACGGACAGAAAAAACTGAAGCCCCGTCATTTACTAAAAATTTTTTACAAGAACATAAGCACCCTGTCGTCAACATGATTGCTCAAGCCAGGGAGATAAACAAAGCTCATACAACATTTATAGATTCTATTTTAAGATACGAACATAAAGGTAGAATACATGCAGAGATAAACCAACTTAGAAATGCAGGAGGTGGAACGGTCACTGGAAGATTTTCGTATCAGAACCCAAACCTCCAACAAATTCCTGCAAGAAACAAAGATCTAGGACCTAAAATAAGAAGTTTATTTCTACCTGAAGAAGGACACAAGTGGGGTTGCTTTGATTATAATCAGCAGGAGCCAAGACTCGTTGTACATTATGCATCACTCTATAAACTACCGTCCGTTTATGAAGTCATAGATTCCTATAAAGAGAATGTGAAATCAGATTTCCATCAAACCGTTGCCGATATGGCAGAGATACCTAGATCACAGGCCAAGACCATTAATCTAGGATTATTTTACGGGATGGGTAAGGCTAAACTTCAAGCAGAACTTGGAGTGACCAAAGAAAAAGCATCAGACCTTTTTAATACCTACCATGGTCGAGTACCTTTTGTTAAACAACTTATGGAGAAAGCTTCTAACAGAGCACAGGACCGGGGACAAATACGTACGTTATTGGGACGTTTGTGTCGTTTCCATTTATGGGAGCCCAATAGTTTTGGGATGCATAAAGCTATGCCCCACGAAGATGCACTCCAGGAACATGGACCAGGGATCAGGCGTGCCTATACTTACAAAGCTTTAAATAAATTAATTCAAGGAAGCGCGGCTGATATGACTAAAAAATCTATGTTAGATCTCTACAAAGAAGGTATTATACCACATATTCAAATACACGACGAACTAGATATTTCAATTACAGACGACGAAAATGCTAAAAAAATTATTGAGATTATGGAGAATGCTGTTACACTTGAAGTTCCCAATAAAGTAGACTATGAGTTTGGTTCTAATTGGGGCGACATATACGATTAACCAGGAGGAAACTATGGAAAAAATAAAG